GTCTCCAATACATGAAGACTTTTCATATGCTTCTTTTAGTGAAGGTGAAAAGATGCGTATTGATCTTGCACTCCTGTTCACTTGGAGAGAAGTTGCAAGAGTTAAGAACTCTGTTAATACAAATCTACTTATTATGGATGAAGTATTTGATTCATCTCTTGATGGATTTGGAACAGATGAGTTTCTTAAAATCATTCGTTATATCATAAAGGGTGCTAACATATTTGTCATATCTCATAAGTCAGACTTAAATGATAAGTTTGAGAATGTAATTCAGTTTGATAAAATTAAAGGATTTTCTAAATGTTCTTCTCAACATTATGAGCAATAATATGAATGTAAATCGAATACAATTATTCCCAACTTTAATTTATGATGTAGAGTGTCCAGAGTTAATTGATGATGTTCTCGAAGAATTAGATAAAGCAACATGGGAAAATGATTGGTATAATAGAAATGATAATGTTTTTACTTTAAAAAATAATAAAAAATTAATAAAAAAAATTGAAGATATAGTTAATGAAACATTATCTGAAATAGAATATACTGTGCCACTTAAAATGTCTACAAGTTGGTTTACTCGTATTCCACCTGGTGATTTAGGTCGAAATCATTATCATACAAATTCTTTTTACAGTGCAATATTTTATCCTCAAGACAATAATTCTAGATTAGTTGTTGCGAAGGAATTACCTCAAATTAATGTTCCATTTAAAACTACAGATATGGGATTGGTTGCAGCAGGAGATGTTGGATTGGAGGCAAGAAAAGGACATATGATTTTAATTCCTGGTAACATAAGACATTATATTGAGCAGAATATTACCAATAAAAATCGACATTCACTTGCCATGAACTTCATGCCAAAGGGATTCTGTGAAACTGATGATTCATCTTATAACTATAAGTAAGACAGTTTATAAAGTGTCCACTCAACCCTGCCAACGGTAGGGTTTCTTTGTATAATAAGTATATCAGACAAAGATCCCATGACCATCCAATACGAAATCAAATCCCAACTAGCAAAACTACTTGCAACAGAAGATCTTGTTGTCGAGCATAAAAAAGTAGAGACAGCATCATTCAATGTAAAATCTAGAGTGTTGACTCTACCTATGTGGGATAATACCACAGAAGATGTGGTTGATATGCTTGTCAGTCATGAAGTTGGTCATGCTCTCTTCACTCCAAACGAAGAGTGGTACAAGGAGTACAAAATCAATCCAAGCATTGTAAACATCGTAGAGGATGCTCGTATTGAGAAACTTATGAAACGTCGTTATGAGGGTATCACAAAGACATTCTACAAGGGATACAATACTCTATGTGAAGAGGATTTCTTTGAGGTAAAGAAAAAAGATATATCTAGAATGTCACTTGCTGATCGTATCAATCTATTCTTTAAGATTGGATCACACTACAGAATATCATTCACTGACTTTGAGCAGACACTTGTAGATCGTGTTGCCTCATGTGAAACATTCAAAGAAGTATTGGAAGTATCAAAGTTAATCAATGACTACTGCCTAGATGAGATTGAGAAGAAGAAAGAGGAGATGAAAATGAATAATGATTCTGAATTAGATGTGGGTGATACTGAAGATGGTGAAGATGGATTCTCTGTCAAAGGTGATTCTCAGGATGGGCAAGATGGTGATACAGATGGTGATGATTCTGAAGAAACATCAGAAGAAGAATCTGGTGATGTTACTCAATCAACAATGCAGGGTAGTAATTCTCCAGTAGAAATTCCTATGGTAGAAACTGTAGAGAGTCTTGAGAATGCAATCAAGAATCTTGCCAAGATGGATGGTATTGAGAATCGTTATCTTGAGATACCTGATGTTGATACATCTAAAATTATTATCAGTAATGAAAGGATTCATAATTTAATTAATAAGCATTTTGCATCACTTAATGAAGATATAGAAGTAGAAGCATATGATTCAGAATGGATAAGAATACAACGTCAAGCTGCAAAAAACTTTATCGTGCAATCAAGTGAAGAGTATGTTAAATTTAAAAGAGATGCACAAAAGGAGGTGAACTATCTTGTCAAAGAATTCGAAAGACGCAAGTCCGCAGGAGCTTATGCTCGTGCTACTACTAGTCGCACTGGTATCCTTGACACCAAGAATCTTCACACTTATAAGTTCAATGAAGATCTATTTAAGAAAGTCACTCTCTTGCCCGATGGCAAAAACCACGGATTAGTATTTGTTCTTGATTGGTCTGGTTCAATGTCTCGTGAGATGTTAGACACCATCAAGCAACTTTACAATCTTATTTGGTTCTGCACAAAGTTACAAATACCATTTGAGGTATATGCATTCACACAGTGTTTCCCTAATCAGGATGAAGAGACTGGTGAAATGGAAACATCTTATGAACCAAAAGATGGATTATTTGCCGTTGATCGTAACTTTAGTTTGATGAATCTATTCACTAGTAAAGTTCGTGGTAGAAAGTTAGATGATCAACTCAAAAATCTATTTACAATTGTAGGTTCATTCTCAAACTATGAAGCACAAAAAGTTGTTCCTCTTGGTATGGGTTTATCTGGAACACCACTTAACGAATCAATTGTGACATTACACAAAATTATTCCACAGTTCCGTAAAGATAATAATGTTGAGAAAGTAAATTGTGTAATACTTACTGATGGTGAAGCATATCCTCTACACTATCATAATGAGGTTCACAGAAGTTGGGAAGACGAACCATATCTTGGAACAAGAAATGTAGGTTCTAATTGTTTCCTACGCAATCGTAAGACAGGTAAAACATATAAGTCAGGTGCTCATTACTCCGATTTCACACCAATCTTACTTCGTGATATATGTGATACTCTACCTGATGTTAATTTTATTGGCATTCGTATTATGCCATCAAGAGAGATCGGAAACTTCCTTCGTCAAAATATGGAAGATTGGAATGCTCCAGACTTTTATAAAAATAAAGAGTATTGGAGAAAGACAAAAACAGTCGCACTTAAGGGAACTGGATATCACATTTACTTTGGATTATGCTCTTCTGCTCTATCAAATGATACAGAGTTTGAGGTCGATGAAGATGCAACAAAGTCTCAAATCAAAAGAGCATTCACCAAATCACTTTCTGCTAAAAAGATGAACAAGAAAATCTTAAGTCAGTTTGTGGATCTGATTGCCTAAATACCTAAAAGAGTGTGCAATAATGAAAACATTCCAAGAGTTTATGCAGGAGAGCAGTCTCTCAAGAATCAAGAGTAAATCTGATAAGGGTGGTATAGCCATCCTATCAGGTTCGAGAGGTGACAAGTCCAAGAAAGAAAATCAAGCAAGGGCAAAGCAATTAGATAAAGATATTAAGGGTAAAGGTTTACCAGGTGCTACAAAGGTTACTGGATCATATATGGAAAAAGATAAGAAAACTGGTGAGGAGAAAAAAGTTAAAGAGAGGAGTCATGTAGTTTCCTCTGGTAAGATGGGAAAAAGAAAATTTAAAAAGGCAGTTAAGTCACTTGGTAAGAAGTATGGACAGGATTCCGTATTGACACAAACTAAAAAAACTGGTACACTATCAGCAACAAGAAAGGGTGGATTAGGTAAAAAACCAAGAGATAAAAGAAAACTGGGATCAACTAAAAGAGTGGGTGTAGGTCGATTCAAACCACAAGGAACAAACCCAGAAGGCCAATCACAAATTAAAGGAAAGACTTTCACATATGGAGATTAAATGACAAACAAACTTTATGATGACTCCAATTGGAGAGAAGAATACAAGAGTTACACCAGTAACAAAAAAGAGTTAGAATTACTTGAGAATGGACCTCATAGTCTTGCTCAATCTTGGCATCTACAAGCGATGTATAATCAATGGAAGAAGAAAAAAGGATATCATAAATTAGATCCAAAAGAAAATGTAGGGCAAAATCAATCTTCTCTGCAAGATTTTTTTGAGAGATATAAGGATCAAGGGATATAAATAATCCACTTACAGGAATTAAATATGGGAGCAATGACCCCACCAAGTCGGAAGAGTTGTTATAACTTCCGAGTTATTAAAATTAATAGAGTTGTAGATGGTGATACGATTGATGTAACAATTGATTTAGGATTTGATTTATACAAAAAAGAAAGGGTAAGGGTGGCAGGAGTTGACACCCCTGAGAAAAGGACAAGAAATTTGGAGGAGAAGGCACTTGGGATTGATGCTACTAACTGGCTTAAAGAAAAATTGGAAGGGGCTATTGACGGTGATGATGATCTCGTTATTCGCACTGAACTTGATGGTGGAGTCGGAAAGTATGGCCGTCTTCTTGGTTGGTTGTATATTGGGGATGGGACTGTATCGCTCAATGAAGAAATGATTGGAGAGGGTTATGCTCACCCTTATGATGGTGGAACAAAAAATATGGATTTAGAGTTATTACGAGAAATTCGTAGATCTCGTGGGACATTAGTAGACAATTAATAAAGTGGCACACATAATGTTGTTTGCGTGGTAACTTACACTATAATAAGTATATCAAACAAAGAACTACATCATGACTTACACTCCCTTCACTGTTAAAATGACTGAAGAGCAAATCGTTGACAAACTAACAACCCTCTATGGATCAGAGGTTACTACAGCAGATATCAAAGCATTCTGCTCCATGAATGATATTCATTACAATACTGTGACTCGTAAGTTGCAAAAATACAAAGTGACAAAAGGTAAGTGGAATCTTGAGGTGACTCAAGAGGCAGTTGAGCAGATCGAGAAAACATTCAATGCTCCATCAGCACCAGTCGAAGAGAAGAACTTAGTTCCATCAAAAGATGAGACATTTGTTCCTTTCGGTGGATTTAAGGATGTTAAAAAAATAATTCAGTCCAAACAATTCTATCCTGCATTTATCACAGGTCTATCAGGTAATGGTAAAACATTTTCTGTAGAGCAAGCATGTGCTCAACTTGGTAGAGAACTTATTCGTGTAAACATTACAATTGAAACAGATGAAGATGATCTTATTGGCGGTTTCCGTCTTGTTAATGGTGAAACCGTATGGCACAATGGCCCAGTCATCGAAGCACTTGAACGAGGTGCAATCTTGCTCCTTGACGAAATCGACCTTGCCTCTAACAAAATTCTCTGCCTTCAGAGCGTCCTTGAGGGAAATGGAGTTTTCCTTAAGAAAGTTGGTAGATTCGTTAGACCAAGAGCAGGATTCAACGTATTCGCAACCGCAAATACTAAGGGTAAAGGTTCAGACGACGGACGCTTTATTGGAACTAACGTGCTCAATGAAGCATTCCTCGAAAGATTCCCTGTAACCTTTGAGCAATCATATCCTTCTTTAAAGATAGAAGAGAAGTTACTAACACTTCATGCTGCTAGTGTAAATGTTTCTGACGATAAGTTTATCAAGAAACTTGTTGACTGGGCAGACATCATTCGTAAAACATTTTATGATGGTGGTATCGAAGAGATCATTTCTACTCGTCGTCTTGTTCACATCATTCGTGCATTCTCTATCTTTAAAGACAAAGCAAAGGCAATTCAAGTTTGCACAAATCGTTTTGATGATGATACTAAGCAGTCATTCATGGAACTATATGACAAAGTAGATGCTGACTTTAACCTACCAGTTGACCAACAGGAAGGTGAGTGATATAATAAGGGGAGAGAAATCTCCCCTATGATTAATGCATGGAGTTTAGCAGCATCCGTGTTAAACAACACACTTGATAAGGACTATCCAATTATGGACAAATCAAAAGGAAGGTGGGAAGATACCACCATTACATCACAAGAAAGTGATGAGTATGATCCAATTAAAACTGATAATAAAGTAAGAGCAGATTATGTAGTTGATGATGATTGGATAGAAAAGAGTGGAGGGGATGAGTGGACACCTGGTTCATCTTGGCCACCATCAGTAGATGATGATGGTCTTGATTATGAAACTCATTATTATGGTGATACAATGGCAGATGTAGATGACCAGAGAGCACATCATTTTAATTATTACGGAACAGAAAAAATGGATTACGAACCACAAAGAAATCATCAATATAAATATCACGAAAAAGAAATACTGAAAGATATTGAGGAGTATGTTTCTAATACTTACAATGGACATTATACTGGAACAAAACATGAGTTTCGTAAAGTCCAAACAATTGACTTAATGGCAGCAAGAGATATTGCAGCACAATTCTGTCAAGCAAATATATTAAAATATGGAAGTCGTTATGGAAGTAAAGATGGTAGAAATAAAAAAGACTTGCTAAAAGTAATACACTATGCTATGCTATTATTACATTTTGATGGACATTATGGAAAACCATCAATGCCTACTGATGACTTTGACCAAATGCCTTAATGATGAAATTACGTGATTCTATGAAACTATCTGACAGCACTCTTACAGTTCTTAAAAACTTTGCGGGTATCAATAATTCTATACTTGTAAAACAAGGTAGTAAACTTCGTACAATATCTGTTGCTAAAAACATTTTAGCAGAGGCAGATATATCAGAGGACTTTCCAAAAGATGTTGCCATTTACGATTTAAATCAATTTCTAAATGGATTAAGTTTACATCAAGATCCTAACTTAGATTTTACTGAGGATACTTATCTTACAATACGTGAGGGTAAGAGACGAGTAAAATATTTCTTTGCAGATCCAGAGGTTATTGTTTCTCCTCCAGAGAAAGAAATTACATTACCATCAGAAGATGTTACTTTCCAATTGGAGAGTGTAACCCTAGATAAATTACTTAAGGCAGCAGCAGTATATCAACTACCAGATCTTGCAGCAGTTGGTGAAGCAGGTGTTGTTAAGTTAGTTGTAAGAGATAAAAAGAATGATACATCAAATGAGTTTGCAGTTGTCGTAGGTGACACTGATAAAGAGTTTAGTTTTAACTTTAAGGTAGAAAACATTAAAATAATACCTGGTGCATATGATGTTACAATATCATCTAAACTACTTGCTAAATTTACTAATTCGAGTTATAATTTAATTTACTACATAGCATTAGAACCAGACTCTACTTTTGGATAATGAAGTATCATCTCTATAATGAAAATCATATACATCAGGGATGTTTTCATTCCATTGATGAGTTGAGAAGATTTTTAACTAATCGAAAATATGATATAAATGATCGAACATATATGGCAGATACATTTGATTATATTAAACAAATAAAATGGCACTTTGATATTGAAGAGTGAGTATGTTTTTTGACGAAGTTGTTTTAGTTACAGGTGGATTTGATCCAATACATAGTGGTCATATATCATATTTTAATAGAGCTAGAGAACTTTCTGATAGACTTATAGTTGGTGTAAATTCAGACGAATGGTTAATAAGAAAAAAAGGACTCTATTTTTTACCAAGAAGAGAACGTGTAGAAATTATTTTTAACTTAAGAATGGTGGATGATGTCATCACCGTTCCTGATGATGATGAAGGATCTGCATGTGGTTCGATTGCTAAATGTTTAGAAATATCAGAAAAGATTATATTCTGTAATGGTGGTGATAGAGATAAAACTAATATACCAGAGATGAATATGTACGGAGATAATCCTAGAGTAGAGTTTAAATTTGGTATTGGTGGTGATACTAAAATGAATAGTAGTTCATGGATACTTAATGGATATTTTGAAAGGCAACGTAAACTATTAGGAGTATAGTTATGGAAACACATAGAAATACATTGCGTCTACTTCTTAAGGAGAGAGCGTATAAAAAAGGAAAATATACTTTATCATCTGGTAAAGAATCAGAGCATTATATTAATTGCAAACCTGTAACATTATCTTGTGAAGGTAATGCACTTCTATCACATTTGATGATAGAACACGTTGAAGATGATGCAGTTGCAGTTGGTGGTCTCACTTTAGGTGCTGATCCCTTAGTTTGTGGTATTGCACAAAAGGCATATTATTCTGGTAAACATATTGATGCATTGATTGTTAGGAGAAATCCAAAAGATCATGGAACAAAAGAGGTTATTGAAGGTAGCAAACCACCCAAAGGTTCAGTCGTTACAGTTTTAGAAGATGTAACTACTACTGGTAGTAGTGCGATTAAGGCAGTAAATGTATTAAGAGATGCAGGTTACATTGTTAATCGTGTTGTTGCAATCGTAGATCGTCAAGAAAATCATAAGGTTTGGGAGAACAATGAACTTGAATTTATCTCATTATTTAAATTGGAGGATATAATTGAATAACATCGGATTAGAAGTTGTATTTTGGACAGCATTATCAATCTATCTTTTAGCAAAGTTGGGGGTATTTAAAAAATGAATTATTTTCTTTCTGATGAAGAGTGGGAATGTGTTAGAGTATGTGTATTAAATGCACCAATACCTTATGATATTACTAAGAAAAAAATACGTGCCAATATTCTATCAAAGATTGGACAACCAACTCTAAAAAATGAGGAAGGATTACCTAAAGTAAAATACGATTTAACACCATATGGAATCAACTGAACCTAGATTTACTGTAGATGGGAATAATTATAATTCTGATTTACATGCAAAACCAACAGAAAATTTACAACAACTTAAGGAAAGATTTACCAAAAGAATGAAGCAGGTAAGTCCAGAGGATACAGAAACAAAAGCTTACCTTCTAGGTTGCCTCGACGTTGTTGAGTATTTGGCAACAGGAAAACTGCCGAGTGATGGAAATCATGATGGTATGAAACCACACGATCCAAATAAATCAGCATTACAATTTAAAGAAAAGGTAAACTTCGATCCAAGATACATATGAAATCTTTTTTTAAAATATTTTATACAAAATGGTTTCGTTCTGCACCAGTAGTAGCAACCATTTGGTTAACAATTACATCGGTAATTTTAATTATGTTTAATTATTATTTCCCTGATCTTTTATTCCATCCTATGACATGAAACTAACACAAGAAATGATTGATGAAATCCAAGAGTTAATGAACCATACAAAAAAGAATGGTGATTTAAACTGGGTAGATGGAGAGGAACTACAAATTAATCTAGCAGGTACATTTGCTGCTGACCGATTTATTGTAATACGAAATGTATCCAAAAAACCTTGGGAACCATCAATCAACAGTTCTAAGCATCCTGATTATGATCCTAAATTTTCGGAAGAGTTTTATGAAAAATGGCCTATATTAAAAAAACAAACACCAACAGAAAGATTACATAATGATATGAGAAAATCAAATGATGACAATAACGATTAATGATTTTGCAACTGATGAAGAGATTGCAACTCTATGGAAAATTGCAGAACGTATCATAAAAGAGGGTCATGTATTTGATGATCCAAATTATAAAATTCAATTAAATCTAGTTACCGAACCTTGGAGACCTGATGAGTAAAGAAGAAATAATACAACTGATTGGAAATCTTGTAGAAGAGTTGGATGGAACTATGCAGAAAACATTAAGATGTGATCATACTGGTAGACAAAGTAGAATAATTACGATAGAATATGATGTAAAGGAAACAAAGTGAAAACACTGTGGAGAATCTGGGCAAAAGCACTTGGAGACAAGTCTGGTAAATCTGACCGAGAGGCAGATTTTATTGCATTGATTCGCACATTAATTTTCATACAACTTGTTGTTACCAATTGTTTTATCGTTGCAGGAAACATACGACACTGGAACGATCATTATACACCACCACATTATGAACATCTTCGTGACTGATCCCGATCCTCTTGAGTCCGCAAGAGTATTGCCTGATAAACATATAGTTAAGATGCCACTTGAGACCTGCCAGATGTTGGCAGTAGTCTATTCCAAGTGGTATTTTGATTGGGGTAATGATTTACTACCCAAGAAAGATGGAACACCTTACAATACCGAGAAGGGTGCTTTCCGTGGACATCCATGTACCATCTGGGCAGCAGAGAGTATTGCAAATACTGCTTGGTTAATTCAACATGGATTTGGATTACTCGAAGAGTACACTCATAGATATGGCAAAGTTCATTCATGTCAAACTGCTATGAATGAAGCAGAAAAAGTATTCGAAGAAAAAACAGGGAGAACATTAATATGTCACAAAGAATCGACACCGTTTGCTTTTGCAGGTCCAGATCAATTTAAGTTTGATAAAACGATTGATATATTCACTGCGTACAAAAGATACATATCATCCAAACCTTGGGCATCATCTAATTATCTTCGTATCCCATCACGTAAACCAGAGTGGTTAGTATGAAACACATTTTATTCGATCTCATAGATTGTCCTTATGATCTTCTTGATGAAGAAGAGTTTATAAAAGATAGTTTAATAAACGCATCAGTGATTGCTAGATCACCTTATTTAAAAATAGAAACACATAAGTTTGATCCTCAAGGTGTAACTGGTTATGCTTTGTTAGAAGAAAGTCATATGAGTATACACACATGGCCTGAGAAGGGTATTGCAAAATGTGACATATTTTGTTGTGGTGATAAATCAAAACCAAAAGAGGCAGTAGAATATCTACATCGTCGTTTTAAATCACAAGAAGTCAGACGATGGGTGTGTGACAGATCAAGTAAAATTATTACTGTATTATGAAAGAATTTGATTATGAACTCGATTACAAAACCCTTGATTTTACAGTTGAGGAAAATCGCAAATTTTATCGCATTGGAAGGGGGGAACAAGGAGTGTTATTGGTACGCCCTTACACTAACGATATATGCTCTCATTGGAGATTTGTGAATGAAAATATTGCTCGCAAATCTGCTGATAAAATTTATTCCATGTTTCTTAACTATAAAGACAAACAAGACTTCATTGGAATGGACATGGCGAGAAAATTTCTTGAGATGGGATTTACTCGCTCCCGTCGGTATGCAAATCATCCTAGTGGGAGGAAATACTCTAAAGATGGTTCCATTAGACCCCAATCGCCAGATGCATTACACTGTGAAAAAGCACGGTCTGCTAGGATATTCAAACAAATGAGAGATAAAGCTGCATATGATATTAAATATGTTAGAATGAGAAAAGAATGGAGATCTAACGAATGATTTTTTCTGCTTGTCCACCAATTTATCATCTACCTGGTACATGGGATGATCCCGCAAAGATTGCCAGATGTAATGATACACTTATACCACATATGCACTTAGGTCAAGGTGCAGCGTTTGCTGTGTTTCTTGGTCTTGTGGTTCTTGCCTTAATATGTTATGGTATATACATGACTTTTGGTTCTGGAGGAAAGGAACTAAAAGATGAAATTCGAGAGCATGCTAGAATGCATGAACTCGGTATTGCTCATGGTCATGAAGGTCGTCATCCAGTGATGACTCAAAAAGCACAAGAGCAAGACTATCCACAACATCATCACAGTAAGTAATGAGTGATTTTATATGGGTTGAAAAATACAGACCCACTACCATTGAAGAATGTATCTTACCTGAAAGTATTAAAAAAACCTTTCAGGATTTTCTAACTGCGGGTGAGATACCGAATATGTTATTGTCAGGACCACCAGGTATTGGTAAGACCACTGTGGCAAAAGCATTGTGTAATGAACTAGGATCAGATTACTATGTCATTAATGGATCGGATGAAGGACGTTTTCTCGACACTGTTCGGACGAACGCAAAGAACTTCGCATCTACAGTCTCTCTTACAAGTGACTCGAAACATAAAGTCATCATCATTGATGAAGCAGACAATACCACTTCCGACGTACAACTCCTCCTTAGAGCGTCTATTGAGGAGTTCTCCAGAAACTGTAGATTTATTTTCACCTGCAACTATAAGAACAAAATTATTGAGCCACTACATTCTCGTTGCTCTGTGGTTGACTTTTCTGTTAATAAAAAAGACAAGCCAGCAATAGCGGCACAATTTTTTTCTAGGATAAATCATATACTTGAAGTTGAAAGAGTCGAATCAGATAAGAAAGTTATAATACAATTAATTAATAAACACTTTCCTGATTGGAGGAGAGTGTTAAATGAGTGTCAAAGATATTCTGTAAGTGGTAAAATAGATAGTGGTATATTAGCAGCATTTTCTGATGTTGCTGTAGATGATCTTGTCAAAAATCTTAAACAAAAAAACTTCTCTGAAGTTCGTAAATGGGTTGTCACTAATTTAGATAATGATCCAACTGTTTTACTTCGACGCATCTATGATACTTTATATGATACAATGGTGCCGACCAGTATTCCTGCAGCAGTATTAGTGATTGCAAAGTATCAGTATCAAATGGCATTCGTTGCTGATCAAGAGATAAATCTTTTAGCAGCACTGACTGAAATTATGGTGGAGTGTGAATTTAAATGAATATATTTGGACTTATTGGAATTTTCACACTTCTATCTGGTATAGGGTCTGGAGTTATGTTGTACTTTATTATTACGGGTAATTTAAAATGAAAAAAATGTCAAAACTAAAAACTCAAATTTTAAATCAATTTAAATCAAACAAATATTACATTTTCTGGGGTGCTTGCACTGTTGCTGTGATGGCAGGTCAAATTTATGTTGGCACAGGATACCGTTCTATGTCACAAGAAGTTAAAGATCTTGCTGAAATTATTACAATTAGGATGGAACTTGAAGAATTAAGAGGTCGTTTTGACGGTATCATCTATTAAGTTATTAAAAACACCATTAAGATATCCTGGTGGAAAATCAAAAGCTATCAAAACACTCTCTCAATGGTATCCAAAAAAAATATCTGAATATCGAGAACCGTTCATTGGTGGTGGATCTGTTGCAATAGATATTGCAAAGAAAAATTCTAACATACCTATTTGGATTAATGATCTTTATATTCCCTTATATAATTTTTGGTTACAGTTAAGAGATAATGGTGAAGAATTATCTGAGAGAGTTTATGAAGAAAAGCAAAATACACTTGATGCTGGTGATCCAGATAAAGTAACGCAGAAAGCAAAGGATTTATTTAATCGATACAAAGAAGAGATTGATACTTATGATGATTTTGAGAAGGCAGTAGCTTTCTTTATTATGAATAAGTGTAGTTTTTCTGGTCTCACGGAGAATAGCACTTTTTCTCAGACAGCATCTAATTCTAATTTTTCATTAGTAGGAGCAAGGAAACTTGCAGAGTTTTCGAAGTTAATTAAATGTTGGAAGATAACAAATTTAGATTATTCAGATGTTATACACTCATATGCAACTGGTGATGCATTTATATTTTTAGATCCACCATATGATATTAAAGATTTTTTATATGGTAAGAATCGTGAGATGCATAAATCATTTGATCACGATAGATTTGCACAAGAAGTTTATAAATGTAAATCTAAGTTTATGATTACATATAATCTGAATGATCGTTTATGTGAGTTGTATAAAGATTATAATTTAAAAGAATGGAAGTTGAGATATTCTATGGCACATCGTGGAGATAAGGGAACTGATGAAAATATAAAAACTGAATTGTTAGTTACCAATTACGATATACATCCTGTAACACCACTTGAACAACTACTTATATAATGGAATTAAAAGATTGGTTAAACTCGATAAATCAAACAAAGAAAAACTTAATTGATGATGACCCATCAGTTGAGAAAGAGTATCCACCTTACATAATTAATCGTTGCTATTCTGGTCATCTTGATGCGATCATGTTTGCAAATGAGATGAATAGGTATAATTTCTTACCTAAGAAAATGCAATATGACTTTTTTATAAATACACTCAGAGTTAAGAAAAGATTTTCTCCTTGGCTTCGTAAGGATGAGATCAAAGATTTAGATTATGTGAAACGTTATTATGGATATAGTAACGAAAAAGCAAAACAGATTCTAAAAATTCTTTCCAAAGAACAACTTAATTTTATAAAATCGAAATTTGAAACTGGAGGATCGAAATGAGTGTGGTTAAAGAACCAGAAGTGAACTGGTCGTCTGACCAAATGATAGAAATTTCACTTGGTGAACCTGATGATTTTCTAAAAGTCAGAGAAACTCTTACAAGAATTGGTGTAGCATCCAGAAAAGAAAAGAAGATATATCAATCATGTCATATACTGCATAAGCAGGGAAGATATTTTATTGTGCATTTTAAAGAGTTGTTTGCATTAGATGGAAAGCATGCAAATCTCACACAAAATGATGTTCAGAGACGTAATCGAATAGTCCAACTTTTAGTTGATTGGGGACTTGTAGATATATTAAATGCTGATAAAATACAAGATATTGCACCTCTAAATCAAATTAAAGTTTTATCTTATAAAGATAAAGGAGAATGGATATTGGAAACAAAATATAATATAGGAAGTAAGAAAAAGAAACCCGACTAGGCATTTCTTTTTGTTAAGAAATCCTTACAAAAAATCGATTTTATCTCTAAATAATATTGTGGTTAGAAGGAGATTATGCCTATGCACAACTCGATATCATTCAATCATTTGAACTCTTGGGTGCCTTACAACAATCAACATCCCGACCCAGTAGATGAATATTTCGAATGTATGGTTGAATGTGAAGAAGGTGACAAGTCATGTGCACTAGAATGTAGAACACTCTTAGGATAGGAGAAAACCGATGAGTCCATAAGAAAGAGGGGGGGTTAACCACCCTCTCTTTTTTTGTGATTTATGGTTAAATAGTATTGGATGCCGAAAGGATCCAAATCTAACACTCGCTTACTAAGGAGAACTATGAACTTACAAAGGTATCACTCTGCAAATTTACCAGAGTTGATGAAAATAATTTCGAAGAACGGCATAGGTATGGATGATTACCTTGATCGTTTTTTTAATTCTTACGAAACTGTATCAAATTATCCACCATACAATCTTGTTCAGTTAAATAATGTTGAGTCTCTTTTAGAGATTGCCTTAGCTGGATTTAAGAAAAATGAAATTCATGTTTATACTGAGTATGGAAAACTTTTTGTTGAAGGACGAAAAGAAACTGATAAAGAGGGAGGACCCGAGTATATCCATCAAGGCTTGGCTCAAAGAAGTTTCACTAGAGAATGGGCACTTTCAGAAGATGTTGAAGTCAGAGAGGTTCAATTCAAAGATGGACTTCTTACCGTTAAGTTGGGTAAAGTAATACCAGAACATCATGCACGAAAAGATTATCTATGATATAATAAAAGAACTTGTTATCATGTAATGGATTATAAAAGTTCTGGAGTTGATATAGAAGCAGGAAATGCTTTCGTAAATTCCATTAAAGATACCGTTAAGTCCACTCATCGACCAGAAGTCGTGGGTGGATTTGGTGGTTTTAATGGTATGATGAGAATACCAGAGGGATATAAAAAACCAGTATTAGTTTCTGGAGCAGATGGTGTCGGCACTAAATTATCAATTGCACAGATATGGGATAAACATTATGAGGTTGGTATTGATTTAGTTGCAATGTGTGTAAATGATGTGATTACATGTGGAGCAGAACCATTATATTTTTTGGATTATATTGCAACTGGTAAATTGGATGCAAAAAAATTATCTGAAATTATTACAGGAATTGCCATGGGTTGCACAAAATCAGGATGCACACTGTTAGGTGGTGAGACTGCAGAAATGCCAAGTATGTATGACTCAATGAAATATGATCTTGCAGGATTTTGCACAGGTGTCGTAGAAGAAGATGATATAATTGATGGTTCAGATATTACTAAGGGTGATTTAATAATTGGTATCGAGAGCAGTGGACTTCATAGTAATGGATACAGCTTGATTAATGATATGCTTTGGAGACATAAGATTGCTTACCTTGATATGCCTGAGTTATCAACACCAACACGTATCTATGCATCAGTGGTCAAAGAACTAATAAATGAAATCCCAATCTTGGGTATGGCACATATTACTGGTGGTGGAATTGTTGAGAACTTACCAAGATGTATTCCTGATGGACTTAAACCAATTGTAAATTATGATTCATGGCCGATGCCCGATATATTTAAAAAAATTATGTTTGCGGGAGAGATACCACCAGAGGAAATGAAAAGAGTATTTAACTTAGGTATTGGATATTGTATTGTGATTCCAAAAGAAGCAGAGAAGGATGCTCATGATACAATAGATGCATTTGGATACAAAAGTTGGACAATCGGAGAAGTTATGTTATAATATATAAAGAAATTGAAATCAAATGGAAAAGAATATACAGTGTATCATCCTGCCAAGTGGTGTTGTTTTGATATCAGAAATCGAAGAAGTATTTGGTGATATACCTGGTGAACCAGATTGTAAAATCATCAGTCCTTATAAGTTAATCAAAACAAAAGATGTATACACTTTGGAACCATGGTTGGATTTTAGCAATCAATCTGCTACAATGATGAGGTCAGGTGATGCACTCACATTTGTCGAACCAAATGGTGAATTACATGACAAGTATATTAAATTGACATCCTAATGAGGTTTTACACCAACGTTCAAATGGTTGGAGACAATTTCTTAGTTCGTGGTTATGAAAATGGAAGACATTTTGCCACTCGTGAGAAGTTCTATCCAACCCTTTTTGTTCCCTCAAAAAAGAAGACAAAATACAAAACTCTTGAGGGTGAGTATGTTGAGTCTGTTGAGCCAGGCACTGTAAGAGAGTGTCGTGAATTTATCAAAAGATATTCTGAAATTGAGAACTTTAAGGTGTATGGTAATGATCGATATATCTATCAATATATTTCAGAGAAATATCCAGAAGAAGAAATCAAGTTTGATTCAAGTAAAATCAAGATCACCACATTAGACATTGAGGTAAAGTCAGAGAATGGTTTCCCTGATGTAGAATCTGCTGCGGAAGAAATACTTCTTATATCAATACAGGATTACACAACAAAACAGATTCGCACTTGGGGTCAAGGACCTTTCAATAATAAACAGAAGAATGTCATATACAAAGGGTTCGATAGTGAGTATGAGTTATTAAATTCATTCATTCACTGGTGGATGATAGAAGAGAATACACCAGAGGTCATCACTGGTTGGAACAGTGAGTTGTATGATATACCATATCTGGCACGTAGACTTGAGAGAGTCTTGGGAGAGAAACTTCGTAAACGTTTATCTCCGTGGGGATTGGTAACTGAAGATGTAATCTATATTGCAGGACGTAAGAATATTACATATGATATTGGTGGTATCACACAGTTAGATTATCTGAATCTTTACAAGAAGTTTACCTACAAGGCACAAGAGTCATATCGTTTGGATTATATTGCATCTGTAGAACTTGGACAAAAGAAACTTGATCACTCAGAGTTTGATACATTCAAGGACTTCTATACAAAAGGTTGGCAGAAGTTTGTCGAATACAATATCATTGACGTAGAACTTGTTGACCGTCTGGAAGACAAGATGAAACTCATCGAACTTGCAATTGTTATGGCATATGATGCCAAGGCAAACTATGCAGATGTATTCTCACAGGTTCGGATGTGGGACACGATAATTTATAACTACTTAAAGAAACAGAATATTGTAATCCCTCCAAAGGAGAGATCTGATAAAGTCGAAAAATACGCAGGTGCTTATGTCAAGGAACCGATTCCTGGAAAGTATGATTGGGTGGTTAGTTTTGACCTTAACAGTCTTTACCCTCATCTCATTATGCAGTACAATATTTCCCCAGAGACCCTCCTCGAAAAAAGGCATCCCACAGCTTCTGTTGATCGAATCCTTGAGGAAGAAATAAACTTTGAGTTGTATCAGGATAGTGCTGTGTGTGCCAATGGTGCAATGTATCGAAAAGATAAAAGAGGTTTTCTTCCAGAGTTGATGGAGAAGATATACAAAGACCGCACCATATACAAAAAGAAAATGCTTGCTGCAAAACAAGCATATGAAAAAACTCCTACCAAGACACTTGAGAAGGAGATTGCCAGATGTAATAATATACAGATGGCACGTAAGATCCAACTTAACTCTGCCTATGGTGCCATTGGAAATCAATATTTCCGATACTACAAACTTGCCAATGCAGAGGCAATCACTCTATCGGGTCAGGTTTCGATCCGATGGATTGAGAACCGAATGAATACTTTCATCAACAAAATACTAAAAACGGAGAATGTCGATTATGTTATTGCTAGTGACACTGATTCTATCTACCTCAATCTGGGTCCTCTGGTCGAAGTTATATACAAAGGCAGAGAAAAGAATGCTTCGAGCATTGTTTCGTTCCTTAATAAGATCTGTGAGATGGAATTTGAGAAGTATATTGAAAGTTCTTACGAAACGTTGGCGAACTACGTGAATGCCTATGAACAGAAGATGGTAATGAAACGTGAGAATATTGCCGAACGTGGTATATGGACTGCGAAGAAAAGGTATATTCTTAATGTATGGGATAGTGAGGGTGTGAGATACGATGAACCTAAACTGAAAATGATGGGTATTGAGGCAGTTAAGTCATCAACTCCTGCACCTTGTCGTACTATGATTAA